GGCTTATACAACTTGAAAGATTTCTTACCTAAGAAACCAAGCGAAGTTGAACTTAAAGTCATGAAAGAAATGTTTGAAGCATCAGTAGATGGACAAGCATATGACGCAGAACGTTGGGGTAATTACTACAAACCAAGAGGTGTAACAATCGTTTCAGCTGAATCAGCTACACCTGTAGCACAAACAGCAACACCAGTAGTGGCAGATGAAGAATTTGAATCCGCTCCAGCTGTTGTCGCTCCAGTGGTCGCAGAGGCTGCACCAGCAGCTCCTACAGCACCAGTTGCAACACCTCCAGCAGGTGGAACTCCAACACGTGCTGAAGACATCCTAGCGATGATCCGTAATCGTCAGACGATTGATAAGAATTATCCGTAATCGTCAAAAAGTAAGTAAATAAGAAAAGGTAACGGGCAAGTCTGAGGCTTGCCCTGTTATTTCAATGAGGATAAAAATATGGCAAAACCATTTGATATAAGTAAATTTAGAAAGTCAATTACTAAGTCAATCGATGGACTTGGTATTGGGTTCAACGATCCTACAGATTGGATCTCAACAGGCAATTACACATTAAACTACCTATTATCAGGCAATTTTGAAAGAGGTATTCCAATGGGTAAGGTGACTGTGTTTGCTGGAGAATCGGGCGCAGGTAAATCATTTATCTGTTCAGGCAATATTGTGCGTGGCGCACAAGAGCAAGGTATTTACGTTATCTTGATCGATACAGAAAACGCACTTGATGAAGCATGGTTGCACGCACTTGGTGTGGACACTAGCGAAGAAAAATTACTCAAACTTAACATGGCTATGATCGATGATGTGGCTAAAGTTATCAGTGACTTTGTTAAAGAATATCGCACTCTACCAGAAGAAGATCGTCCTAAGGTATTGTTTGTTATAGACAGCTTGGGCATGATGTTAACTCCAACAGACGTTAACCAGTTTGAAGCAGGTGAAATGAAAGGTGACATGGGTCGTAAACCTAAAGCACTTACGGCACTGGTCCGTAACTGTGTGAACATGTTTGGTACATTAAATCTTGGATTAGTTTGTACAAATCACACTTATGCGTCACAAGATATGTTTGACCCAGATGATAAAATTTCGGGTGGTCAAGGTTTTATCTACGCATCAAGCATTGTTGTTGCTATGCGTAAACTTAAACTTAAAACAGATGCTGATGGTAATAAGACTACAACTATTAACGGTATCCGTGCTGCCTGTAAGATCATGAAAACACGTTATGCTAAACCGTTTGAGTCAGTGCAAGTAGAGATTCCATATGAAACTGGTATGAGTCCATACAGCGGTTTAACAGACATGTTAGAAGCTAAAAACTTGCTTAAAAAAGAAGGCAACAGTTTAGTTTATACCTTTGCCGATAAAACGACTATTAAACAATTCCGTAAAGCCTGGGAGCGTAATGAAGATGGTTGTTTAGATAAAGTAATGAAAGAATTATCATCTAATGTAACCCTGCTAAGTACTGAATCAAAAGTAGTTGAAGAAACAGAAGAGGAGATAGCAGAATGAGTATTGAGTTAGATGCATTAGGCGAAGTTTGGTTGACTTGTAAGGAGTATATCGCTCCTAAAGACCGCCAGGCAGCAGCTGATCATGTGTTGGCTATAGTAGCAGATCATAACATCGTCGAGCGCGAATTAAAAGCGTTCGGTGGCACCGACAGCTATCTCAAACGTGCATTGAAAGAATACCTAGGTGAAGATGAAGAAGAATCTGCGTATGATGACGATGATGGAGATGATGACTACTAATGTCTGGAAAAAAGTATTTTCCAATAAAAACAGCTACCGCTTGTCAACTTAAATGGGCCTGGAGCACTATATATTTAAATAGTGGCATCACTGGCAGTTGTCATAGAACTGCGTATTCAGAGATTACCCCTGAAAATTTTAGCAATTTTCATAATACACCTTTGAAACTTAGTAATCGGCAACAAATGTTGCAGGGAAATTGGCCTAAGGAAAGCTGTGGGTACTGTCGAAAAATTGAAGAAATAGGAGGAGTGAGTGACAGAATCAGACAACTATCTATACCAAATTTATCGCCGACTGAACTTGAAATAAATTCTGAAGCAACTATAGTATCTCCAACGATACTTGAAGTATATTTTAATAATGCCTGTAATTTAGGGTGTTTATATTGTCCCTCAGATGGATCATTGAGTTCTACTATTGAGTCCGAAAATAGAAAATTTGGCGAATTTTCACAGAAAGGAGTAATATTAACCAATGGTACTAACCATTTTAAAGATCTAATGCCATATTTTTGGCAATGGATGGAAACAGGATTCTCTACGTTAAAACGCTTGCATATATTAGGTGGAGAACCTTTATATCAGAAAGAATTTGATAAGTTATTAGATATGATAGAAAAGAATCCCAATCCAGAATGCGAGCTTAATATAGTGACTAATCTAATGGTTCCAAAAAAAACTTTAGAGAAATTTATTTTAAAATTTAAACAGTTATTAACCAATAGAAAGTTAAAAAGAATAGATATAACCTGTAGCATTGACTGTTGGGGAGCCGAACAGGAATACGCCAGATGGGGAATAAAACTTGATCAATGGGAAGAAAACTTTAACTTACTTTTAGAAACCAAATGGATCCATTTAAATATAAATCAGACTATATCAGTATTGACTATAAAAACTATGCCAGAATTGTTATTAAAATTATCCAGCTGGCGTAAAAACAGACACGTTGGACATTGGTTTAGCGGAGTTACTCCTGGTCCGTCGTACATGAAAGGCGAAATATTTGGCAAAGAGTTTGAACAAGATGCAGAAAAAATATTGTCCTTGCTTCCTAGAGATTCTGAAGAAAATATATTAGCATATGAATATATGGAAGGTATTTTAAATCAGATATTACAGTCAGAGAAAAATAATGAAGAAATCGCAAATCTAATTATATTTTTAAATGAAAAAGATCGTAGAAGAGGAACCAATTGGAGAACTGTATTTCCATGGTTAGGAAGGTATGAACATGTGGTATAGTCGTGTAGTTGCAAGTTTAGGCAGTATTCCTGATTTCATTGATCACTATGAAAAAGAACTGGATGAAGCCAAAACAGAAGTTGGGGTCTATGGTAACATAGAAAAGAATCTTGCTGGCCTGCCTGGTATTACAGAACGCCGTTTTAATCAATTACAAGAGATTGAAGCGGTTCTTAATTATCTTAATATACAGTTAAGAAAAATACGCAAGAAACACTTCCAAAAGTATCTAGAAGGATACGCTCGTGCTTTAACATCTAGAGACGCTGAAAAGTATGTAGACGGTGAGGACGAAGTGATCGACTTTGAAACTATCATCAACGAAGTAGCCTTGCTACGCAATAAGTGGTTAGGTATCATGAAAGGCTTAGAAAGCAAGAACTTCATGTTAGGCCACGTCACACGCTTAAGAACAGCAGGTATGGAGGACGCATCAATTGGCTAGACATAGCTTACCTATATTAGAAACCATACGACAATATGACACATTCTTAGAAAGTTTGCGACATGTAGCTGATCTAGGATGTGGTACTGGTGAAGACGTCCATTGGTGGGCTACCTTAGAGAATAACAATGACCCACCAGAACCTTACAACTTTAACTGTTTCGCTGTAGACAATAATGCTGATCGTCTGAGACAAGTCCCAGATCTAAAAAATATTCATAAAGTACATGACATTTATGATAGACAATTCTTATTTCCTGTTAGTATAGACCTCATATGGGCTCACGATAGTTTACAATATAGTATAAATCCATTGGAAACTATTCGCATGTGGAATAGCTATATGACTGTTAATGGCATGTTGTTGCTTAGTGTACCTCAACATACTGGTATTGAATATAATAAACATTATAGCAGAGGCTATAGCGGATGTTATTTTCATTACAATCCAATTAATTTAATTTATATGCTAGCCGTCAATGGGTTTGACTGTCGCGATGCATATTTACTAAAGAAATTCCAAGATCCGTGGATCAACATGGCAGTATATAAAACAGACATAGCACCAATGGATCCATTAACAACTACATGGTTTGATCTGGCAGATAAAAATCTATTACATCCTACAATAGTAGATAGTGTAAATGCTAATGGATTTCTTAAACAAGAAGAAATCTGCATGCCATGGTTAGACAAAGAATTGTATTTTATTGATTATCAGAGTCAACGTATGGAATTTCCCCCAGCTACAGAAACGACAGGAACATTGAATGAAATTACACATTCTAATAAAACAACAGTTGCGCAAGCCGCACCTAAATCAAAAGAAACTCCGGTACTTAAACCATTAACGATTAAGAGCACTCCACCTACCAGAAAGAGTTATAAACATGGTAAATAGAGTGGTCCTATGTACGGGCGGATTTGACCCCTTACACTCAGGACACATAGAATACTTCCGTGCGGCCAAACGTCTGGGTGACGTCCTAGTAGTTGGAGTTAATAGCGATAGTTGGCTCAGACGCAAGAAAGGTCGCGAGTTCATGCTCAGCTATGAGCGTGTTCAGATCATTGAAAATCTCCGTATGGTAGATCATTGTATATTGTTTAATGACACAGAAGATCATGCTATAGAAGCCATACGTAACGTCAAGATCATGTATCCAAACAGCCAGATAGTATTCGCCAATGGCGGTGATCGCACTGCTGATAACATTCCTGAAATGACCGAACCCGATGTAGAATTCCACTTTGGTGTTGGCGGCACTGATAAAAAGAATTCTAGCAGTTGGATACTTGAAGAATGGAAAACTCCTAAGACACTGCGTCCGTGGGGTTACTATCGTGTCCTACACGAAGTGCCGGGCACCAAAGTAAAAGAACTTACTATCGATCCAGGACAGTCGCTGACCATGCAACGACATTATGATCGCGATGAACATTGGCATGTAGCTGAAGGTGCATGTACAGTAGACTTTGAAGATGAGACCACAAAAAGCCATATTAAACTAAAGACAAACGATCAGTTCACAATACCTGCAGAAACATGGCATAAACTGCACAATCCCTATGATACTCCCTGTAAAATCGTTGAAATACAATACGGAATAGCCTGCGAAGAAGATGATATAGAACGTAGATAAATACTATATCATGAAAATACAAGATATAGTAGAAAGTGTAGTTATCCAAGAGGCTCCAGAGCCTGCGATATTAGCTTTCCTTAAAAAGACCAAACTTCAAACACTGATTAAAGGTAATAATATTGAAGTACTGGTAGACACTCCCCCAAAGAACAAAGACTCTTTTCGCAAAGAAACACTCATGTTGCTATTAAAAAGCCTCAAGCCTGCTAAAGCCACTTATGATCCTGTGGGTAGTAGCATAGGTCGTATAGTATTTCCTGATCACGCAACTAAGATCTATGTCAAAGACATAGGTAAAAAAGGTGATAACAGTGCGGGTATCGGTAATGAAAAAGTCATAGCAGAGATGATTGAAAAAGTCATACAAGCGCATGGATCTGCTAACGTAACTTTCGTTGACGATCAAAAACGTAAACTAACACTTAAAAATGTTACAACTGTAGATATCGCTGGCAGGAGCTCAGGCACACGTAAATACGGCGGCGAAGTTAAAAAAGCTGATGTAGTATTACGTAGCTCACGAGGTCATTTGCCTGTTTCTATCAAGAAAATCAATGCTGAATATTGGGAAAGTGCTGATACCTATTATGGCGCCAAAGCAGGCGTACTAATTAAAAAACTGCAAAAAGAAGGTCATGTAAAACTGCTCAAAACAGACAAACCCGGTATCCTTAAACTCAGCAAAGAAATAGTAGTTGAGCCTACAGAGCAAGAAGCACAACATGTGATATTTGGTGGAGATATTAATCCAGAAGGTGGCATTATCATACAGACTTTCTTGCCCGAACACTTCGTGCAAAATGGTGCCAACGTAACTATCCATGCCCATGCGGTTATTAAAAGTAAAGAAGACATACCAGAAAGCCATATCATGATGTGGCTGATCCGTAATGATAGCAGTAGAAACATCGCGGCAATTGGTATTCCTGGTGTGCGTGTCTATGCCGCTGCCTACAAGCGTGCCATAGGCAAAGGCGACAAAAACATAGTCCTTGTTAATGACAAAGGCCGTATAGTACAATCTTAAAATCAGTTGACCTTTAGCACAGAATCTGTTATAATTAAATGTATTTCAACAACTATGGAGTCTATCAATGGCCACAAAAGTCGTAAATTCAGTAGAACGTTATAACATTGACAACTGTCTTAAACCATTTGGTAACAACCGTTACCAGATGATATTAGCAGGTGCTACACGTGCCCGTGAAATCGCTAACAAACGTACATTCTCAGAAAAACACGGTGATAGTACCAAATACGAAAATAAAGCCGTAGTTGAAGCATTAGTAGAAATTGATCAAGGTAAGTTTGGTGTAGAATATTTAGATAAAATCAAAGGATAAAACATGGCAAAAACTAACAGTAGTTTTAATCTTTCAAAAACCACTAAAAAATTAGCCTGCGGAATACATGACCCGCATACACGCAGAAAATTCCTCAATCTTATGATTGAAGCCGAAGCGGCCCATGCCGCTGGTAAAAATCGTAAGTTTAGTGATCCTGCTACTTCACAAAAAGGTCGTGAAGTATCTAAAGAATAATAAATAAGTATGCAACGCCAACTATTAGTTGACGTCGGTATCTTAGACGCTTAGGATGTGTTATCCTTTTACTGTTGTAAAACAACATAACGCCGTCCGTATGTAGGCCTTCTACTAGCTCGCTTATTAAATTTTTAAAAGGTATCAAAACCAATGGTTAAAACATCTATACATCTGAGATTCTTGGGATTATACGCATTAATAGCGGCGGGTCTGTTGGCATTTACATCATCTGCTTGGAATATGCTGGTGGTATTAACTACCATACCGATATTATATCTACTTTTTGAAACAAAAATTTTTACAAATGACAGTAAAGTAAAAATAGCGCAAGCTATTGCCTATATTGGTAGTGCGATTACTTTATTATTTTTCTTTACTTGGAAATTGTTTTTAATAGCTCTAATATGTGGTTGGATACTATTTGGTATTGGGGTCAGTATTTGCTTACACAAGTGGGCCTCACATCGAACATTTGCACCTAAGAATATATTTTGGAAAACAATTATATTATTTTTTGGGTCGTTATGTACATTGGGTAGTACGATCAGTTGGGCTGCAGGACACCGTGAACATCATAGATTCACTGATAAAACTGGCGATCCGCACAGACCTGCTGGTAGTTTGTGGCATAAGATCAAAGTTTATTTTTACTATTTTCCAACATATCCCATTAGTCCTATGTTGATCAAAGACCTTACTGTTGACTCTGGACATAAGTGGTTTCATAAAAATTATTATAAAGTAATCTATGGGTATGCGTTGGTACTATTTCTAATAGATCCTATCTACGCTGGATATTTTTATTGTTTACCAGTTTTATATGTGTTTACGGGTATTAGCTGGGTTACGGTTATAGCACATATACCAACCAATGGACGTTTTGGATATCGTACTGATACTTGGCGCATTTATAAGAGTGATGATTATACATACAATTCACATGTATGGCAATTTTTACTAATGGGCGAAGGATATCATAATACACATCATACCTGTCCATGGTTGTGGAACAATGCTATATTACCTGGGGAATTTGATATATCCGGAAAAATTATTAAACATATAGGTGAAGTAAATGACCGACCACCTTTACCTTATGATAGTGTACGTAGGGGGCAAGCCATGTTTGATGAAATTCAGGCAGTAGTAACTAAAAATAAACAAGATGACAGCCTAGCTGTGCCAAACCCAACATGAGTAAGCCTATAGCACTAGTTGGATACCGTTCAGGATTAGATTTGTTAGTAGATATTGCTGATGAACTAGATGTAGAAATAGCTGGTATATTTGACAAGTATTTTTTTGGAAACACAGAACAGATAGATGGAATACCTTTTATAGGTAATGAAGAACAAATTTCTGAATCAGATGTTGCGAAATATGATTTTTTACTAGCCAGCGGATGGGCAGGACATAGTAATATCAAAAATATTGAACATAATGGTGATAACTTACGCAAGCGTAGAATACGTATTTTCCGTGAACGTAATTTGCCAATGGCAAATTTGATAAGTCCTAGTGCTTTTATAAGCCCTAAAACTTTTGTAGGGAATAGTGTAGTTGTTGCAAGAGATTGTTATATTCGGGCGAAGTCCCATATCGGTGATTTTTGTTATTTAGACAGCGGAAGCGCAGTAGCACATGATGTAAGGCTTGGTGAAAATGTAATTATGACACCATATACTTTTGTCGCAGGACATATCCATGTAGGTGATAATGTTATGATAGGTGCCGGCAGTATGATAGTAAACAGTTATCCAGATCGAGCATTAGAAATAGGTAATGATGTTAAAATAATGGCCGGCACTACAGTTATGCGAGATGTGCCTGATGGTAAGTTTGTTCATTCAAGCGGTAAAATTTTGCGTAGATTAGATTTAAAAAAGGAATAATATGGAAAAGAAATTATGGGATAGTATCGATAGCTCAATACTAAAGTCATTACCTAATGCTGCACGAGGATATGAACAACGTATCAGTATCCCAGAATTCACATTCTTAGGCGGTGCCAATCAACCCGATTTTGGTGACGTTACTATTTGGTTCTATGGCAAGGACAAGACCATTGAATTAAAAAGTCTTAAACAATACATATTCCAATATCGCGATACACGTCTAAGCTATGAGCGTGCATTAGATGTTTTGTATAAAGATCTCAAAGCAGCGTATGAACCAGATCGTATTCGCATAGAAATTGAATACCGTCCACGTGGCGGTATAAGTAGTAGAATGACAGTAGACAGCGATTGGAGTCATCTAGGTGGAACTGATCAACTTTGGCAACATCACAAGGATTAATATGGATTATCGAGTAAAAGACATTAGTTTGGCTGCATGGGGCCATAAAGAAATAGCAATCGCCGAAACAGAAATGCCAGGTTTAATTTCTGTCAGAGAAGAATTTAAAGAACAACAACCACTTAAAGGTGCTCGTATTGCTGGGTCATTACATATGACTATTCAAACAGCAGTGTTAGTTGAAACACTAGTTGCTTTAGGTGCAGAGGTGCGATGGAGTTCATGTAACATATTTTCAACACAGGATCACGCTGCTGCCGCACTTGCTGATCAAGGGATCCCAGTGTTTGCCTGGAAAGGTGAAACAGAAGAAGAATACTGGTGGTGTATTGAACAGACAGTTAGTGGTCCAAACGATTGGCAGCCAAATATGTTGCTTGATGATGGACATGACCTTACTTGGCATATCCATGAAAAACATCCGCATCTATTAGAAGGTATCCACGGTGTTACAGAAGAAACAACTACAGGTATACACAAGATTAACGAAGCGATCGCCGCAGGCAAGTTTAAGTTACGTGCTATCAACGTTAACGACTCGGTGACCAAAGCCAAGTTTGATAACTTGTATGGTTGCCGTGAATCATTGGTTGATGGTATTAAACGTGCAACTGACGTTATGATCGCAGGTAAAGTGGCAGTGGTAGCAGGCTTTGGTGATGTAGGTAAAGGATCCGCGGCCGCACTTCGTGCATTATCAGCACAGGTATGGGTTACTGAGATCGATCCTATCTGCGCACTACAGGCAGCCATGGAAGGCTATCGAGTAGTTACCATGAACTATGCTGCAGACAAGGCAGATATCTTTGTAACAGCCACAGGTAACATTGATGTTATCACACGTGAACACATGATAAAGATGAAACACAACAGCATCGTCTGTAACATTGGTCACTTTGACAGTGAGATTGATATCGCAGGCATACAAGATCTAGTCTGGGACGAAATCAAGCCACAAGTAGATCATGTTACATTACCAAACGGTAATAAGATCATCATCCACGCTAAGGGA